GACTACAACGACAGAACCCACAGACACGGGTATGGGGAGAACATAGACGGAACCAGGGCCACCTATGGAGCGGGAATTTCTTCTGGCTCGACCATTGACTTGTCGGTTAAGAAATGACAAAAATAACCCTCAAAAAAACTGAGACCAATGCACCTCAGATAGTTCAATCGCGCTTAAAGCGTGACTGGATGGACGAAACCTACAAAAAGCACGCATATCAGTGCATGCCCATGACGGTTGCAAATGTCCTTGGATGGGAAATCCAAATGCAGGAGGACCTGGTCGTGAAGTGGGAGGGCGGAAATACCGTTCCTAAGATTTTGTCAGGAGAAGTCGCTTCCAACGGCAGAAGGCAAGCAACTTCATCAATCATTGGCATGATATCGATACATATGGGGTGGATAATCAACACGGAACCCGGAGTTGAAACATGGTTCTCTCCATCGCCAAACTATTTTATAGATGGCGCAGTCGGTCTTTCTGCCACAATCCCATCGTGGTGGTGGCCTGATGAGGTTCAGATGAACTGGAAAATCACCAAGGTAAATGAGGAAGTTGTTTTCCCGGCTGGCTCACCTATGTGCTTTTTCACCGTTTACTCCCCACAAATTGTTCTTGATGCGCAATTCGAGGTGACAAGTCTCTGGGACGATAGGGAGTTGGTCCAGTCAAGGTCCAAATACGGGCAGATGAAGTCAAAGAACAACCGAGAAAACCCTTGGACATGGACAAAGGGAATTAAGACAGGTGTTGACGCAGACGGAAAACAGATTGGCCCAACATTCACCGGTTTGCCGACCCTTTCTGAGCCAATGGTATAATTCTCAGCAAACAACGCAAGCCGGAGACTAACAATGGAATTCTCGTCCCAGTTGACAAATAACGAAAAGCGTGGCATTTTTGAGCGCAGCCTGCGCGACGCCGAGAAGCTTCTCTTTGAGCGACTCATCGGACACGGCATAGACCCAGACACATTCGACATTAACGGTGAGCACAACTTTGATGTTGCTGTCCTCAACGAGTCAATAAATGCCGTGAAGTTGATTAGACGCAAGCTGAGCGAGCTCAACTCGTAGCAAAATGGAATTCGGGATTTGCAAACAGGCCAGAATTGCTGCCAGGTACAGACTTCGTCAGCAGTTGATTAATGCCCAGATACACACGCTTCTCTTGAGCGCAATAGACCCCACCGAAGTGTCCGAGGAAGAGTTGATGGAGAAAACAAAAATTCGCGATTCCGAGAATCCAACGCACAAAGACATGCTGCTCCGACAGGTCGGCCACCTGCGAGTAGCCTCAAATCTCACAATGAGCACAATTAAGCAAGGGGAATAGTCGTGGCACTTTCCGAAGAGCAGAAGCAAAAAGCCCGCGAAGAGGCGCGTCAGTATCTCGAGTATTCCATTTATGTTCTGGCGCTGTCGCTTGGCATTAACCCTGAAGAGCTTGACGAAAATTTTGAGAATCCAGAAACACCAGAATCCGATATGGCGAGGTATAAGTCTTTCAATAATCTGATTCGACAGATAGAGTCGCTCTCAAGATTGTCGGAGTAATGCGGACATGGAGCTTCGCATGCCGCCAATCAAGAAAAGCATCCCGCTTGTTGATGCCGCAATAGCCACGGGCCAGTACAACATCTGCCCGGAGCTCTCAAAGTCGGAGCCCGATATAACAAACCCACTGGACAATCCAGACAGAAAAGACAATGTTTCGAGATGGAATTCAAAAACATTTTCGTTTGTTCTCCCGGATGGAGCAGCTGTTTTTTGTGAAAGACTGCAAGGCAACGACCCAATGGCGCAATTTGGATATGACCCGGTAAGCAAAGAAGAGGATTGGACGGAGGAGTTTATCGATGAGGCGGAGTAAAACACTAGGCGGGCAGCCCCTCTTCGACGCCGAGGCGAATCTTGACGAAATAGAGGAAGAGCTTGCAAAAATACTGTACATATGCGGCACTGAGTTTGAGCAGATTTCTGACGTAGATATGGATACTATTTTCTTCAACCTCCGCCAATCATTTCATATGAGCAGCACCACATTCAATATGCATGGCAGGCCATATTTTGACTTCACGAGAAAAATGAATTTCCTGCTCACAAACAGGGCAAGACATCTTTGGTTGCAGAGACAGATAGTAATGGCGGTATTACAAAATGGATAATTTCGCAATCAGAAGCGCCCTCGTGACGCAGCAGTCATCCAGGGTGATGATGAGCACTAATCTTGATTTTTCAGCAATAATGACCGAAGCGGGAGAAGCAGCTTCAGCGTGGCTTACGTCAATAAACATAGATAAAAGAAATGTCGCTGTTGGCGGATTGAACACGTACTGGATTTATGAACTCATCAAGAAAATGGAGCCAGAGTGGGCTGCAATAATCGAGTCTGAGTACATTGCCCAGGAACAGGTGCTGATGACGAAAAAGCCGAACTCTGTTCTTTTTGTTGACGCCGACAACATGCTATGGACTGTTTACAAGAATAGATTCCCAGATGCGGAACTGTGTTTTGTCAATAACCACACACTCTTCTTCATGGAGAGCGTCGCCAATAACCTGGATTACCAAGGTGCAAAACTTAGCGAGATTTCTGAGTATGACGTAGTCGACTCCAGTGACATTGGAAACCACAAATTTGATATGGCCATTTGCTGGGCATGGTCGATTGTTGGTAGCGACAAGATGATTAAAGACCTGGTCGACTCCCTTAATCCTGGAGGAGTGCTTCTGATTGGCATGTCTAATCACAACACGAAACTTTACAGAGAAGATTTCCACATCCATCCATATTCGAGCATCCACGAAATTCTTCAGAACTCCGACGGCAATACATACCATCTAGCGAACGGATACGGTCAGACTGTATTTGTCAAAAACTGACAATTTATTAAAGAATCAGTAGTGCTAAGATTTCAAAATTATGGAGCGCGAACCAAGATTTTGGGATGATTTAATTAGGTCGCTTCCCGTATGTTCCCAAATCGAAGAGAACTGGGAAAAAATTAGAGACGAATATCTGGAGTACGAAGAGACACAGCATCCGTACGCAGCTACCGGAAACAGGGTCTCCCTCCCTGCGCCGAACGTTACTCTTTCTCATTCGCAATACGAAAATGCCGAACTGACATCAGATAGGGACGGTAGTCATAAGTTGTATACTGGTTCTTGGGATGTCGCTGTTGCTGGCACCGCCCCAGGTGGAGACCCAAAACAATGGGCAAACACCGAAATGGTGAAGAAGATACTCAAGTGGAAAACAAGGGTTGACCTCGATACTCACCTGGAATATGTCCGCCAACAATTTAAAACATTTAATTCAATTGTTGAGCAATACGCAGACCGGAATCAGTGCTCTGGCGGAATGTTTAGCATCATGCATCCAGGTGCAGTGGTGAACCCACATTTCGGGTCTGACGAAATGATGCGGTGTCATCTATGCCTAATAAATGACACCGGTTGCAAAATAACTGTTGGCGACGAAACCAGAAATTGGGAAGAGGGGAGAATACTTGCATTCAAAGATGGCCGACCGTTCGAGCACTCCGTTAGGCACGACGGTGAGTCAAGAAGGCTCGTTTTGATGTTTGATTTTGATATGGAGTATTTGAGAACAAAATTCCCGGGCGCACAGTATTTGTAGATGATTCTCGTAGAGGATAACTGCGTAACGGGCGAGCTGTACAAAAGGGTTGCCGATACAGAAGATTTTTTCGCAGTAAATTTTGAAAACGACGAGCAAATAGCGCGCGAGCTGAACTCCTACCACGGCGAGTCCAAGGGAATGTCCTCGTACATGTTCTGGGGAGGCTGGATTAACGACAAAGAGAGGACAATCAAGCATGAGGTCATCCGACAAATCTGGGATGGGAGGCTCCCGTTCCCGGTTGAGGATGTCATCGGGTTTGAGTACTGGACGCGCACATTCGAGCCTGGTCAATTCATAGGGCCCCACGTCGATGAGGACACATTCGCATATCGATTGACAAAAACGTTTTATGGCCCGAGAATCGGGTGTGTTTGGTATGGCCGCGACAATGGAGATGGCGGATTCCTGGAGATACACCAAAACCCCATAGAAGATGGCTCCACATTGGCGCTAGAGCCCTCTAGGATGCCCCAGTTTGCGTCAGAACCGCAAAATAGGGAATTGGTGGCATACAAGGGAAATAGGCTCGTCATATTCGACTCTGGGCACGTTCTCCATAGCACCACTCCGGCTGGTTCTGGACTCAGGCAGGTGATGGTGATTAATGTATGGACGAGAGATTTGCCCCCTATGGGATTAGCTACAGGAGAGTTCGTTTATGAATAACGGTGGTTGGATTTGGCTCGTTCCGGTAAGGGCGCATGAATCTTTCATAAAAGGTCTTGACTACCCCAAAATCGCCCAGCAGATACTCGAATCCAGAATCCCTCCGGATTTTCCTGACGCAAAAGAATTCGTAGACGTACAGAGTGGCGTTGACTACGTACTTCCAGACACCATTGAATGCACAGTTCTGAAAGAGGAAATAGAGCGGAGAGCAAATGACGTTCTTGGCGAGCTGTACTTGGCCGACATATGGTGCGGGATTTTGGAGAAAGGGCAGTCCACTCCTTACCACCGTCACAGCTCAAATGCCCACCTGTATCCAGAAGAATATTGGTCTGGCGTTATCTACATAGATGCCGTCGGTCCGGGATGCAGACTGTGTCTCTACGCCGATGCAATGAACGCATACAACATGGTCACAAAAATAGAGCCAGAAACGGGCAAGATTGTCTTCTTTAATTCATTTGTTCCGCATCAGACAGAGAGGCACAATGAAGACAGGCCACGAGTTTGCGTAAGTTTCAATCTCTACCCGAAGAACCCAACAACAACAATTTATCCAGACATGAGCCCGTGGGCGCGACGAAAAATTGAAGAGCTTGGGTAAATGTTTTCTGGTTCCTGGCTAGCCGATGTCGACACACCGTTCGGTGTAGAGACATACGAACTAAATGTAAACCAAGACGGTTCAATCAAAATTGGGTCAAACAGGGGTTCGGTAGATGTACCGCCAGGCAATGTCGTTTTTGGTGAGTGCGGCGAAACTCTCCGGGCGACATTTGGTATCGACGCTCCGATGATTACCACGGTTCAAATAGATTTTGACTCCAAACACCTCGCCGGAGCGGTTGTCATTGGGGAATTCCTTGGGACGGCATTTAGGTGCAGAACGGTCGAGGAAAATGTCTGAATCAATATTTGACATAGACATAAATTCAATAGACGGCTCCGGTGGTCTGCTCGACAAATTGCGCGGGCAAGTTATTCTCCACGTAAACATAGCCAGCAAAACCGGATATTCACCAAGATGCAGCAAGTTGTGGTCATACGCAAGGACATCAAGGAATTTTTGGGAATTGCAACAAATACATGAACTGTTCTCCGGGGATGGATTCAGTGTTGTCGGATATCCGTGCAATCAATTTGGCCAAATGGAGATAGGTGATAACCAAGAGATACTGAGTAACATCAGGAAAACATATCCTTTCGTAAGCTTCCCAATTGCAGAAAAAGTCATCGTCAATGGAGACGGCGAGCACCCTGTCTATTCCTTTCTCAAGGGGACACTGATACGCAATTTCAGCGATAGCAGGGCGGACACGAGCCAAGCCGCAACCGATGGGCAGAACAAGGCAGGTCAGGTGGCAATGCGCGTCCCACACAACTGGGAGAAGTTTCTAACTTCCAGAGAGGGGATTTATGTCGCCAGATTTAACTGGGCAGAATCTCCAGTTTCTGATGTGCCGATGTTCGGGGGAGGGCAGTCAATCAAGGAAGCCATAAAGGGGCTTTTGTGAATGATGCAATCAATCACGGATTTGGCATAGTTGAATTTCAAGACATCGTAAAGTTTGATTTTGCCGATATCGAGACAGAGATAAACAGTCTCGCCGATAAGGCCATATCGGAAAACTTCAAAATAATAAGAGATGAAGACGGCACCCCAATCCACGCCGTGAACCAAGGTGGATTTATCTACTCCATCGAGAACATGAATTTAGCCCCATTGCGCCTCCAGGCCCTCGGTCCGAATATCTACAATATTTTTGAGCCTGCTATTTACTCTGCGCTTCTCCAGTACATAGAAATATTCCCAGCGATACTCACATGTCTTTGGTGGAGGACTACCGGTCATATCCTGAAGTACTCAAAGGGCGGCTCGCTGGGTCTCCACTCAGACAATGATGTTAATTACAGGTACGGTTTTGAACCCAAAGAAGAGCACGCAACAAGAAACGTTGTTAGCGCAATTGTGTTTCTCAACGACTGGTCTGAGCACCCAGAGGAGGGCAAGTTCACTGGCGGGGAGATGATTTTTCCTTACGCTGACGTAACAATTTGTCCTAAGTCAGGAAATGTTCTCATGTTCCCGGCCAATTACGTGGCAGCGCACGAAATAGCAACGGTTACGAGCGGAAGTAGATACACATATCTTGGCTGGTTTGCCCAGGGTTCGGCGATGCCAGCAAAGGGCATAAGCCCTCAGCCGGACATATCTGTCAATGGGGGACAAGTGTGGCTCAACTCGCTGGTTGAGGATTATGATTCGTACATAAATTCAAAGTATGGCGGCAATCCACCTGACGTGTCAGTTGCCCACAGGTCCAGGAGCAATGACCATGAACAATAGGTTCAATGACGTGGAGATGGTTGAGATGGGCGGGGGAGTTTGCCTATTCCCGAAAGCAATCGACTGCGATTGGAACTTTGTTTACGAGACCTCTAGGGGGCTGGTGGACAGGGATGCTGGAGATATGTATTCAGAGACAGTGCATCCAGAAACAGGCCAGAAAGCACTTATAAACAGGAGTGGTTATATTTTTGACTACGAAACATTCCTGTCAATGCCCAGTAGGTGCTCATCTGCCCACCAGAACTGCAGCGATGAATTTAGGGAAATTCTAGAGTTTTGGGAATCATCCAAAGACAAGTATTTGCTGAAGTACATGCTCAGATATCCGTTGGCATATAAAAACATATGGTGGAAGGTGAAAGGCCACATAGTGAGGTATGGCTCATTCAATGGTAAATCCAGGGATAACCAATATTTAGGAATCCATTCGGACACAAGCGCCGATTACGTCTATGGGTACAGCCATCCGTCTGACCAGCTGGCAACGAGAAATACCCTTTCCTGCATCGTCTACATAAATGACTGCGAGGAGCCAAGAACATCCGAGATGGCGTTTTCTGGCGGTCACCACTATTTCAATGAGTTGGACATTGATTATCGCCCAAGCAAGGGCGACATATTGATGTTTCCTTCAAACTACATAGCCTCGCATGAGGTCAGGCAAGTTACCTCCGGAGAGAGATACTCCTATCTCGGATGGTATTCACACGGGAGTCCGAACGGGGACTACAACGAACACATCGCCGACCCGGCAACAGAACCAGACACCGCACGGGTGTCGACAAATGTTTACTTGCCGAACCTGCGCAAGGACTTTAGGGATTACATAGAGAAATGTGGAGTTAACAAAAACAACTACGCATACTCGCTAGTTGCGGACGGGTTTTAAATGAGAGCAACACATCTTGGAAGTGGAATTGTCAAGTTCGATGGTGTTCTGTCGACTGATAAAAATGATGTCATGTCCTTTCTGGCTAGTCTTTTGTCGAATACAAAGCCCGAAGGATACTCGGAGCCACAAGATGGGATAGAGAGAAATTCTGGTGGATACCAGCACAGCTCAAGTCAGGTGAAGCTCGCGCCCGACAGATATATAAATGTAAATTTTGAAGGAATCCAACAGGCAGACAAGGAAACGCTCATCGACCTGGAGAACTCCACAAATATCGCTGTTCTTCAGTACTTGAAGCACTTTCCGTCGGCGGCAACGTCCGTCAAGTGGAGAACAAGGGGTTATGTAATCAAATACGAGCGTGGGCAAATGATTGGGCCACACTCCGATGCCTCTCTTCCATACGCCGATGACGGTATGACACCACTGACAATGTTACCCATAACAAACACCCTGACGTGCAGCATTTTCCTGAATGACGACTTTGGTGGTGGTGAGCTTCACTTCAGGCCTTGGGGAATTACGGTAAAACCAGAGTTTGGTTCAATAGTTGTTTACCCATCCAACTTTTCTGGGTGTCACGAGATAACCCCGGTCACCAGTGGAACGAGATTTGCATATTTGTCGTGGTTTTGTCATGGGGTGCTGAATGTTTCTCCTCCGTTTGGGCAAAAGTGCGATGACATGGGGAACTTTTCTTACTATCTCGAAGACATTTCGGACTTTCCGGTGAGGTATGAGCAGAAGATGGTCACGGTTGGCAATCTTGATTGGATTGCATAGCAATGGACGTGGGAATTGTTTCTCCAGGGAGAATGGGTCTGACCATAGCTCGGTCGCTGCAGGAACTCGGTCATTCTGTATTTTTTGCATCTGTAAATAGGTCTATGGAGACGATTGAGAGGGCCTCGTGCGGCGGAATTGAGAATGTATTTAGTCTCGAGAGAATGTCCAAACGATGTAACGCAATCATATGCATAGGCACTGGTGATGCTGCTTTTGAAACCGTGAACAAGGTGCACAAGGATGGTTTCAGTGGTTTGTATATCGACTTCAACTCACTGAACGGAGAAGATGAAGAAAGAAAGTGGAGAACTATAACATCCAACTACACGGACAATTTTGCAGAGGGAGCAATTAGGGGTTACCCAATTGAAGGAAACAATTTGAATGACGGGCTGAGCAGGCTGATGATTCTGTCCGGCCCAAAGGCTGATGAGGCCGCTGCTCTATTTTCCGGAGGAATATGGGATATACAGGTATCGGCAACGGCGGCAAAATCTGTCAATCGACTCATGGCATCAGGTGGCAACACCGTGATAAGAGACCACCTCTACCAAGACAAAACAACCCAAAAAGACGAGCACTGGGAAGATGAGATGCTCAACATAATTGCTAATAAGTTCTACGTTGACGGACGCACTGGAGCAGAGACAATGGTGTACATATGGGAGCAAATCAGGGACGGAAAACTCCGCGAAATATGCATAGAGCTTGGCTTCCCCGAACAGCTGGGGTTTATTCACGGCATAAATACATTTAGCAAGAATCTAAGAATTAACAACTCTCTCGATAAGCCTCGAGGCGAGCTCCCGCTTTGGCAGGAGCCAAGATGAATAAGAGTTATTTTGAGCACTATTTTGGTATGGACGGATACATGGTTTTTCCAAATGCCGTCCCAAGAGAGCTCCTCGACGCATACAGAGGTAAGTATCCACGCGATGTGGTCATGAACAGCGCGCCGTATTCGTCGTACTTTTCGTCTAGGTTCGAGTTCTTGGATAACAAGGAGATATTGGACATCGCCTGTTTGCCGATACTCAACAAAGTTTTCGCATACATGGGAAAGTATTTTCGTGTTCACATGAGTGAGGCGAGAGTCGGTAGCTCATCCATCAAGTGGCATAGGGACTTCAATCCGAGCCACATCGGCTACGGTTCGTCCGGCTACATAGAGAGCGGAGATGAATACATGGGCCTGCTTGTCGCTATTTCCGATGCACAGGAGGGCTCCGGATGCTTCGAGCTTGTCCCAGGTTCACACAAATGGGAAACAGATTATTCGGTAGTAACAAGAGAAAATCTCCTGAATAACCCAGATATCTGTTTTGATTATTACGAGAAACTCATACACGACAAACGCGCTACCACATTTGAATTTGCTCCACGAAGTGGTGACATGCTCTTATGGCATGGGAGCCTGATTCATAGAGGGAAACAACCCGACAGGAATGGACTTGAGCGAGAGTCTTTACTTATTCACTACGCCGGAATTTCACACGATGACGTTATTAGAAATACGTATGAGGAGAGCGACTTGATGGCAAAGGAATATCCAGGTTCTAGGATGATTCTCCAGGGACTTCCCGAATAAGCTGCTCCGGGTATATTTTCCCGCGATTTTCCGTCTCTTCAATAATCTTTTTGGCCTCATACCGCTTGGATAAACCATTTTCCCCTTCAAGCGTTCTGTTTTGGAATACTGGATTTGTTTTCATTACATCGAAGTCTGATTGGCCAAACTCTGCATGCTTCGCATATAGCGAGTAGTCGTCGTAGAGGGAATCAATCCAGTGGGGGCGACACCAATCATCAACTTCGTCCGGCTCTGAAACATTTATCAAAACATCATCATGCGATGAGCCCTGCGAAAAGAACTCTAAATAACCGTAGCGCTTCCCCGATTTGACGCTATGCACTCCGTGCGTGGCTATGTAGTTGCAGGGGAATATGACGATATCGCCGGCCTTGGCCTGATGTGTTATTCCAAGATATGGGAAGAATAGTTCGCCCCCCGTATAGTTCGTACCATCAAGCTCCGCAGAAGTGGAAACGCAGTCGTTCACATACAGCATTACGGCAACAACTTGCCGCATCTGCACCTGGCCCTTGGGGACGAATCTCTCTCCTCCCGTTGCTCTGTAATTTGAGTCGTTATCGTTGTGTACGCCAAGATAGTCGCCCTCGTCATATCTGAGTAGATGCCCCCTGCTTCTCCACCAGATTGTTCCGACAACGAATGGGAATCTATGAACGTACTTGAGCAGGCATTTGTATATCTGGTCTTCCCAGTCCCTGAATATTTCGACCATCTCCGGCTCCGTAGCTTTTGTTACCGGCTGAAGAACTCGGATTGGAACCTCCTCGACTTGCTCTATTGAGAACTTGTTACCGTCCTCGTTAACCGCATACATCTGCCCAGATTCGTCATACTGATACTTCCATCTCTGCTCGTGTGCTGCTTGCGCGTTTCTGTCGGCCCACGGCATAACGATTTCTTTTTTGGTGTCGACTGCATTCCTAAAACAGACAACTCCACCGCCAAGGTGTATGTCTTCGAGCGAATCAATTTCAAGCACTTCCTTTTTGCCTATTTTGGGCGTGCTTCCTATCAGGGCGGGGAAGTCAAGACTCATTCAAAACAACTCCTGTAGTCAAGTCCCATCTCACCACAATACTCGATAAAGGAATCTAGCGTTTCCGCACCGAAGTAACCTATTTCATTTGCGGAAAGTATCGACCTGTAGTGCCGTGCGAACTCCCTGTACGCAGACGTTATGTGGATTCCACCTTCGTCATGTCTTTGGATTCTTGACTTCCAGTCATCCAAACCAGGCCCGCTGAGATATTTCTCATTTTTTCCGAGGTGGTAGGCAATTTTTTCTTTAATCGCAAAAATTCTGTATCCCCTTGTCCACGCTCTTATTGGAATAGTATGTTCCTCTCCGAAAAACACAACCCGAGGGTCAGGGAACACATCCTTCACGAATTCGCCAGTTGTAAAAAAGAAATGACCAGATATAAACATATGACGCACGTAGTATGGGAGGTCGCCCCACTCGCCCGAATCTACTATTGGTGAGGTCATGTCTTCTGTGTATTCTGTAATATTCTTTATGTACTCGACAGACTCTGCGTCGTACCCGAGTGGATTTGCAAGGGAGTCGTGGAATACCTCGGTTCCATCATCCATTTTTTCAAACCATGGAGTCCTATTGGATATTATTATCTTGCAGTAAGCCCTATTTAAATATGTGTAGGCGAGAACCAACTTTCTATCCCAGTTCTCCTCCATGCGCATATGGGCATCGAGCCGCATGAAGAAATCCTGGCCATTCCAGAGCATTGATGCTTCAGCGAATTGAAACCCCAGGCCACGCAAAACATTTGTGTGTGTATTTATGGACCTTACGTTTGTGTATTCAGAAAAGTCTTGGAAAATTCCGTCTGTTCTTTGGTTCGATACGCCTACGTAGATTTTGTCGGGATGTGCGGCATTTGAGTAAATGCTTTCAATCGTGTTTAATAGGTCATCCTCGTCGAGAGACGGAATGGCTATAAATATTGATGCCACTACCACTTGCCAATTGGGCAGACCGCGCCTTCCAGGGTCACCTTCATCGGCATTATGCATCCGCACTCCCTGCATTGCCGCGTCGACTTTATGAGACGTGGGCACTCCAAGCAGATTGCATACCTGCGCTCGGACTCCTCTTTTTCTACCTTTTGCACTCTTGGGTCAATCACATCCCATGGCCTGGTGGAGCCAAGCTTCTCCTTGTATCTTTGCCAGGCGTTCATTTCTATACCCCTTCAGGAGCGTTGAAATGTTCTCCATCCCAAATCCAGCCAGGTCTAGCACCCTTGGCCTGCTCTGGGGTTATCGGGATTATTGTTGGATTAGATTCAAGGGCGGCAAGAAGACCTTCCATCTCTACCGACTGAGCAAAAACTATTGGACCGGCATATTCACCGTCCACCAGAACGGCAAAAAATCTCACTGGTCTTGTGTCTGCGCCTTCTGGGATTTCCATAAGTGGCATATCTTCTCCTATTTGAATAATTCAACCTAATACTAACAGCCGAACGGCAGGTCTTGCCACAGGCTCCAATCGGTGAACGACGGGCAACTGCAACCAGAGCATGCTCCGCCGCATCCGGTCCCAGACGAGCCACTCGCCCCACACGAGCCGTCGTAGTAGATACCGGTTCTTCTCTGTACATTCGGGTAATTGCATCGGTACTCTTCCACGGCCTGACCGACACAGCATACGCATGGTGGCGGGAAATCCGGCGGGAAGAACGGCGGGAAGAATGGCGGGAAGAACGGCGGAAAGAATGGCGGAAAGAATGGCGGGAAAAACGGCGGGAAGAATGGCGGGAAGTAAGGCGGAGCAACGGTAGTTATGCTGTTTGAAGACGAAGAAGACTGACTATTGACTCCATATGAAGTCTGAGCAGCAACTGTGAATGTGTATGTTGTCGAAACCGTCAGACCATTTACCGTTATTGGAGATGTTGTGCTTGAACCAGTAATCCCACCAGGGCTGGAAGTGGCGACATATGTAACTGTCCCTCCCTTTCCGGTATAAGAGGGTGGGGTGAATGCAACGGTTGCCGAATTCGCTCCAGTTGCCGTTGCCGTGCCAACGGTTGGCGAGCCGGGGACGGAGCCACCGGAAACAGCGCCTGGACCTGGGCGACCTGGAATCATTACGATACGCTCAAATCGCCTATGAGAATCCACTCGTCTGTGGCGCGCTTAATAAGCGCGGCAGATGAGTACTGAGCGCGCAGATAGACCCCAGGATTCGACCTTATTGTTGTTGTTGCTGGGACTGCTGCAACAACCTGGGTCTTGCCCGCCCCATACTGGAAAAGGGTTATCTGAGTACCAACCGGAAAAGCTACTGATGCATTTGTCGGCACAGTCACCTGATTAGCCGAGGCAACATTCATTTCTACAAGTTTATTTTTATCAGTGAGCACAAGTGTGTAGCTCGCTGTTCTGGTATTTATCGATACGTCAGCGAGTTTGCCAATCTCGATAGCCGCGGATGATGAAATATCAGCATTGACGATTGTTCCATCAGCAATTTTGTCGGTAGTAACCGAATCTGACGCAAGTTGAGATGCCCCAACCGCCCCTGCAGCAATCTTGGAGGCCGTTACGGCTCCAGAACCAATTTTTGCTGCCGTTACGGCACCTGTTCCAATTTTATTTGCGGTAACTGCTCCATCAGCGAGTTTTTCTTCTGTTACTGTTCCGTCACCAATTGTGAACTGCTGAGCAGATTGCCATTCTGAACCGTTGAAGTACTGGACGTCGTCGGTTTCGTCGATGTAGCAGAAACGGCCCTCGGTTAGAGACGGCTGACCGGAACCGCCATAAGCGGCGTCACGTGCGGCCTCGGTGGAGAACCTGGCGATAACCTGGTCCATTAGGTAGCCATTCACCTGAGCGGCAGTGAGCACCTCTCCTGAAACAAATACTTTTACTCCTGCGCCTGCCATTATCTATTCTCCTTGGAAAATATGGTGAATATTATCATTTTTGATTTAACTCGTCGTGAAGGACACCGGCACGGATTCATCCGCCCCAGTTCCAAACTCATTTTTTGCTTTAAGTTTCACCCAGTAAGTTGTTGCTCCAGACAAACCGGAAATCGTTATTGGTGGTTGTCCTGCTTGTGGGCTATCCGTTGGTGAATAGTCGGCATATGCTCCATATGTTGACCCATCTGTTGACAGGGCATATTCATAATTCACAATTATTCCGCCAGCATCATCACCCGTGGCTGACAGTGGGGTGAATGCAAGTGTCACCGTGGAGCTTGTTACCGAGTCAACAGAGACATCGCTCGGGGCAGACGTTGGGGCGCTTTGGACTGGCGCCAGTGGGAATTGTCCAATCAGTCCGATTGTTGTGTCATTGAGGGTCATGTAGAACTCATCAACCGTTAAGTGGATGATTTCGTATCCAAGCGGCCTTGCCGGTTCTATTGCGTTAAGAACAGAAACGCTCGATTCTCCTGCGTCTGCGTCACTCGTCTCGTTTTCGAGTGTCTGCACAAGAATCTTCCACGGGTCATCAAGGTAGCGCGGGGTGACAGAAACTGAATATGTTGACTGCGTGTCATCTTTTGTATGTGCTAGCGCCTGCTGGGCTGATGAAATTATCGCTTGGCGAGTTCCTGCACCCCTTCCGTACTGACCGCTCACTAACTGCCATTCAATAAATGCCCGCTCTTCGGACGTGCTGTGGAGAAGGTTGGAGCCGGAAGAATTTTTGATATTTCGTATTATTTTTGTTCCAGTAAACTGAGCGAGCCAATTCACGTATTCATCACGAACGTAATTAGGGTCAACTAGCTCACTTCGTGACCACGGTCCATCGAGTAGCGACTGGGAATAAATTTCATAAGAGTCGTGTGGGACGAATTCAACATACTTGTCATAGGCGTCTGCTGCTGCGGAAGTCAGAACATCAAGCAGTTTATGGAATGGGGCAGTGGGGAATGACTGTTGATTATCTATATCCCAGTAGAAATCAGGCAATATATTTCTGGACTGATACACGAACGGGTTCGAATAAAACGCCCTGTCATCTATCAGGTTGGGCATAGTCATGTATACGTTAAGAGCCTGATGACCAGTTATCGTAAGAACAATTGTTGCATAACTAATTTCGCCATTATCGGGAACGGTCACGGTGTTTGATTGGACGGCGTTATACCTGCCACCAGAAAGTGATGTTTGATGTCCGTCTGGAATATCTTCTCCGTCTATGGATAGCTGAGCATCAACCACAACGGGCGATTCTGCTTTTATTCGAGCATTAAAAGAAAGGACTTTTCCATTATTTTCTTCGGCTATTTGGACTCCGCTTAGGGTAAGCGTTATGGCTGCGGATGTGGATGGGGCAACTCTCAATGCGTATCTTTTTATGTTTACGAATTCTGTTGAAATAACAGATATCGTTGAGTTGGTTGACACCCAGTTGTTGTACTCATAGACAGATAGGTCGATTCTCTCTCCGGCATAGGAAATGGCGTAAAGCCCTTCCGTGTCGCTAAGAAGATTGAATGTTCTGGCCATGACTCAGATTGTCACCGAAGTGTAAGTGAAGTAAATATCGTCACTTGAAAGAATTGGGAGAGTGCCCTTATTCAAGAAAAGCAGGTCGTCGGTATGCTGCGGGAGCCACCCATCTCCGGTGCCAGACATGGACAGCGACTCGACGTAAACAACTCCAGGTATTGAGGTGATAAGAGATATGAGTGTTGTTTTTCTTATTCGCGACTCAAGATATGGAAAATTCGCAGGGCTGAGGTAGTTGACAAGAGCATTTTCAATTGTGTCAGAAACATCTGTTTCATTGAACTGCGCATCTATTATTATCGAACCAGAAAGCTCCAAAGTGACCAATTCTGGGTCTCTCACGTTGAATGTGAGTCCGGCCACTGACCTGTTTGCTATATCTGTTGCGATTTCCGTTTTCTCTTGTGCCGTCAAGAATGTATTTCGCCCATAGGAGAAAACGGTTACATACCCAGCAATGTCAACTCCAGCGTAAGCTGAGCCGGTAACAGAATTACTCGCGCTATTTCCTGCGACCTTTACGAAGCTAAATGTCGTGTCGGATGTTGCGGTAATTGTCTGCTCTCCGTTAAATGTTGCTCCGCAGTCCTCGATATCAACCACATCGCCAACGACAAAAAGGTGATTTTCCGAAGTCTCTACGGTAGCCAAGTCGTCTTGGAGGAATGTGGTTATAATTCCGATGGAGCGAGACGTTGTCACATCACCGAGGTCTTCGTCACCATTAGTGAGGTCATAGGTTTTTGAACGAGTGATTAGTTCTGGGTAATTGGACAAAAGGTATCCATCAAGTTGGGAAGCCTTGTTTGTGGCAGAACTGAGTGAGCGGAGGTATGTGGCAGCTTTCGACAGATACTCAAAATCCGTGTCTTCATTGATTCCGTTAGAGAAATTCGCAAATGTCTCAGCGCTGAATATGTTTGTTCCGGCGCTTATTACCGACAGCTCGGTCCCAGGGGTGGGTATTGGTGGAATGATTCCGGGCGTGAGACAGACCACGGTTGCAGATGCACTTGGAAACGGTGTTTCTTCATCCGGGTCTTCCACCGCATCAATTGTTATTACTGATGTTGTCTGGAATGCATACTCCTGGACCTCGTCCTCGAATACTGTCTCATAGCTGAATATTGTCCCCGCCGGTATGGTCCCACCACCGTAGTTGTCCAAGGTGATGGTTATGTCCACTTCTGCGGCTATTGCGTCCTGTCGGTCGAATCCCATCATCGCAACGATTCCACCCATGAGCCTGTCTGGTATTCGATTTATCGACGCAATATTGAGGGAGCTCACAAAAGCCATTGCCTGGAACATCGCATCTTCAGGCGTTCCGACTCTAAGGTTGAATTCTGGAAGAACCAGCTGGGCATACTCAATTGAGTCAAGATAAATGTCCCCAGGCTGGGCATCGAAGACGCGAAGGTCTACGTATTGGGAAAAATCTGCTGCTGCCATGATTTACGCCTCCAGAATGTCGAACGAAAAAGTGACCCGGGTATTTCCAAGACGTTCGTCAAATTCAGTGTCAAGAGTTCTAATTTGTATTTCGGGGACATATTTTGATGCGATTGTCACAAACGCACCTCTATCTATTCCACCGAATGTTGGGTCAAAAACACCGAATCGCGGGTTGAAAACCATTGTTTGCGGTTCGGTCAAAAGCGAAATGCTGAGGAGTTGTGCAAAGTAGTCGTATGAGCCTTGCTGCAGCTTTCTGAGCCCTGTGCTATCGAATTCAATGGGGAATTTCATCATGTCCATAATTACTCTGCCTCCAGTGCTTCTATGCGAGCTTCAAGCGAGTCGACTTTGGCCTGGAGTTGCTCGAATAAAGTCTTTTTGGCGAATACGTCTGCCTTAACTTTGCTTGAGCCAAAGACAACTATGTTTTTGAAAAATTCATCTGTGAATGTACATACGACAGAATCGCCAACAGACATTCTTGAGTAGGGAGTTGCTCCAACCGGTATGGCCGGACCGAATGAGCTATTTAGGCTTGCCACCCTCACTGTAACTTGCCCATTTGTGCTTACCGAAGTAACAACACCGTTATAGAACCGACCTGGGGCGAGCGGATAGGACGCAGCGTTCTTTCTGTTTATTTGCTGTGGTCTGTCTCTCATCGAATTCTCCCAAACAACAATTGTACACAAAGGATATTTTTAATTATTCGTAAATTAATTGACATCATTATTCAACACCTTGAGTTGTCGGGATGTCAGAGATTCTGGAGTACTGGGGAAATCTATTTTTTAGAATTGCGACTTGCTGCATAGAGATGAGTTTTCCATAATCTCTTGCATTTAATATGCAATTCTTCTTTGTCGTACCGGCAACCAAGGCGAGAAATTTCCCATCAGATTCAAATTTTGCTATTGCTGCCGACTCGCTGAGTTCCGAAACCCCACCGGAACCGTTGTTCCATATTGGGGTTATTAAATACGCCCTCCATTCACCGCCAGTCTCAAATGGTTCCATCGTTATCGAATATGTAGTTTTTGGGCCTTCGGCGGTTTGTAGAACAGGCCTCTCCCATATGTCTATATTCCCGGTCGTTCTCAGCTTGTCAATTTCAAATGAGCTCTTGGAGAATTCCGGAACAGTTTTTGACAGGTTCGCCGTTTTCATTCTCGGATACCTGTTTGTGCGGTTTGACGCATCCGGAAGGGGGAAGATTCGCGCATCCGGCTGGATGGTTGAATCTGCTCCGGAAACCTTGCTTGTAAGTACGGTATTTGACGAGCTAAATATATTTGTGACAGGGAGGCTGTTCGAAATTATCTGTGGCGTTTTCTTGCCTACTGGTAATTGTTTAATCTCTTTCGGTTCTTTTTCTGGAGTCAGAAAAGAAACGCTTACTGGGTCGGGCGTCCTGTCGGAGAAAGAAACGTTGTTAATTAGGAAAAAACCTTCCAGATTTGGACATGGACCAACCCATGCCGTCATGCCAGGGCGGAGCGCCACTCCATTTGTTCTTTCAACAACGGCCGAGCCGTCACTAGCCGAAAATGGGTCATTGTCGCTTATGGTGATATTCGGGTATTCGAGTGTTTCTATAACCCCTGGTCGCCCCTTGACTATTTCGGGGAATTGAATTGGAATCCATTTTCTTACTTTGGTTACAAACGGTGCGTTCTTCTTTCCATCTTTCCTAACTCGAACAGAGTCGGTGTCGATTCCCCACTTGTGCATCAGCCATTTTTGCGAGCCGAATATCAAGTAGCCATCTGCTTCGAAGACAACAAATTTTGCGTCGCTGGCGAGTCTAGTTATGACATCCCAGACCGAATCTGCCTGCCTATCGCCACTCGCTTTGGTTATGCTTTGTTTTTTGGTGGTTTTCTCTCCAACGTATTTCAACCCATATTTTCGAGCCGCATTTTGAACATACGCCGAGCCAGTCCCTTTTATTGTGCCCGGCTTCTTGTCGCGCTTCATCTGCTGGATTGCCTTGGGGTAACATTTGATGTCAAATACAGGGCTGTGTCCGGGTCCATTCGTCAGACTTACCTGAGCTATTTCAAAAACCTGAGAGACACGGTCAATGTGCGGTGAGGCAGAATCAAAAGACACAACAGCCTTAATGTCATATATGACCTCACGACCAACCTGGAAGTAGTTGGCAGAAGCCATTAGAAAGCTTGGGTCTATTATTCTCATGCTCAATTCAGACGACATGTCCATTGAGTAGCTGACATCGATACTGAGTATCGAGTCGTCAATCACCTTTTCCTGACCGGAGGATATGGAAGCGATTCGAACGCTTCCAGCTATGTATGGTGGCTTAAACGTAACCATATTGTTTCACCGTTTAAGACGCCAAATAGTCAGAAGAAATTGTGCGCCTTGTGCCATAGGATGGCGGCAGAATAGACGGGGGCCTTTCGACAGTGGGCTTAAATGTGAGCTTCGGCATTTCTATGACACTCACGGTCTCAATTGGAAGCTCTTGAAGCGTTATGTCGACTGTCGCTCTGTTTATTTTATTGTCGGGTGTTCTGTAAACAGAACTTATTGACATCTCACCAATGGCGAATTCGACAGTCTGCGTGTCAGAGAACGGGAATCTGAGGTCGTTATTGAACATTTCGTCAAATCCATATATGACAACCGGGTATGGCGAGGTTGCCATCTGCCGGAGAACTTTCAATTCATTATCAATTGAAGTTGTAAGGCGCAGCGGGTTACCCACCACAAACTGGAAAGATATTTTCATCAATTTAAAGTTTTTCCAGTCGACAATCGGTATCTTCCCAGACCTATCAATTTCTGTCCATTCCGAACCTATGTTTGTATAGTTGACGTTTGACGGCCTAAGGAAGAATGTAAACCTGCGTGGTGGCTGTGGGTTTATCCCGTCATTGCTGAAGTATTGCACCATCTGTGGGAAAACGCCAGAAGTACCAAAGTCGTCTGTTTCTGGCACCCTCGGGTCCTGCCCTGGGGCTACATAACCGAACCTACCGCGAAGTGTGACAGTTGTAGATGTTTGACTAGTTGAAGCCGTTGATACACCATTGTCCGTGGCCCCTCTGCCCAACGGAGAGGACGGGGTGGTTGTCGTGTTCGTCCTAGATGTTGAAGACGTTGGGGCTGCGGTGTCGGCGCCCTGGACAATTTCTTTCTGACCGAATGCGGCACGCGCCTGCGCCTCGCTGTATCCGCTTCGTATCAAGAATTGAACACGAGCTTCAATCATTTGTCTGCGAGCCTCTTCGGTCGTCGAAGTGTCGCTAATTTCTAGCAAATATGCTTTCTGTGCTGCCGCAAGAGAGGCTCTCGCCGCGGCATTCAGGGCATCGGATATTGATTTTCCGCCACCTGTGTAGAAACTTGAAGGGAACGCAGCAAATGTTTTTGCCTTTGGGTTGTACCAGTAGAGAGTTTTTATTTCCTTTATGTCGGCAGGCTTGGTCCATATTCGTATGTAGTTTCTTGTATATGGATTGGTGGCATCACTCCTCAGAGTGTATTGATACAAAACCGTGTAAACAGTAGCAACATAAGCTTCATTGTTGTACATCTTTGTTGTGCCAGGGGAAAAATCTATGGATGTTTTCCCCTCAGCGGTAAAGATGTGAATCGGGTCTCTCTGCGCAATTGTGATTGAATTTTTTGGATTTTTCAATTCAAGGTATTCGTCGCCATCGGAATACGCATAGAAGTCGAGATTCCCTGACGCCGAAAATGGCTGCCAATACATTGCATCGGCATTATTCCCACCGTATGAAACACGCAGTAATCCTGGAATCGTATTTCCACTGCTATCTGTTGCAAAAGTGTCGAGAAGTTTGAAGGAGGCATCTAGTATTTTGAATCGCCCAAACAGGGGGTAATGCTCAAAATTTGCTCCAGTAGCGGTGCTTCTTCTAACCCTAAAAAAGTCTTGTGAGCCTACAGATGCCATAATTACGCCCTTTCCCTATGGCTTCTCTCGGCCTGCTTAATCTTTGTCATAACTTTTGCTGCGAGTTCTTCTGCGTTCATGCCTGATGTCCCATTAACAGTGATGTTATATGTTGCACTCCCGGCCCCACCGGATGACGGAAGAGTCATTGGGCGAGTCATCACGGGAACGGCAGTATCCCCAACGCCGCCGGCACCCGGGACCACATGCAGATGTCTACTGCCGGCAACCCCGTGGAATTCCGCAAACCCACCAGTGTTGCGCACTAACTGTTGGTAGGCGCCAAGATTCTGGCCAACTAGGTCGTATGCCCGACCTGTTACGTGGTCTGAGCTTGGGGAGCCAAGCCCCCATGTTCTGTAGGAGGATGTAACTGTTCTCTTTCCGGTCAGCTGAGAATCCATGGACGCGTGCCGCGACATTGTCTGCGACAGCCTGCTTGACGTAGTGTCGCCATACAGCCATCCGCGTGGCGAGCGCGTATCTTTCACGGTTGCAGCAATGGTTTTGATGAACTCATTGGTCATCCACTCTGGCTTCTCTTTTAGCTTGCCAATGAATATGTCATTCATCTGAGTGTTGAACACATCGACGGCAGCCTTGAATTCTGTCGAAGCAGTGTCCATCGATGTGGCCACTTCATTCAAGTCTGTTTTATTTATGACTTCAGTCAAAACGCCGCCAAGGCCAATAGAGCTGAGTGCACCCGTCAACCCGCCTGCGCCAGCGCGTCTTTCTGCTGCGTCAGTAGCCGCGGATGGTGAAGTGAGGAGATTCCCCGAAGATATTCTCGAAAGTGCCGTTTGGAGTTGCTCATCGCTCATCCCGCTAAGCGCAGCGACAACTTGCTCTCTGTTTATTGTTTGATTCTGCGAAGCAGCAATATTTGCAAGATTGTCTGCGCCTTGCCCAATGAGTTGTGTCCTTACCGAAGCAAGACCCTTTGCTGTTCTGGGGGCGAGAAGCCCACCCATTCCCTCGAGGGCTCCACCAGCACCATAAACAGCGCTTGTCTCGGTCCCAAGTTGACTTGCGACCGTGAAGTAGGCCTTTACTGCGTCTCCGCCGAATAGCTCAATGGCGTCAGACATAGCGCTGGACAGGTATTCATCCATGTCCGTTTGCTCGAGAACACCCTCTTCAAATTTGTCACGAAGGGCTCGTGCTCGCTCATCTATGACCTTAGACATCTCGGCAGCTTTTACCGACTTCTTGAATGGGTCTTCGAATGCCAAAACTATGTCTGTATTCGCGTCTTTCATCTGGGCGGCGGTCTTGAGCATGTTGGCGCCGAGCTTTGTTGCCAGGTCGTTGAATTCAGTAGTTGCGTCGTAAAGATTGACCCCAAGCTCGTGGGCGAGCTTTTCAATTTCTGGCCGAGACTTACCCGTCATCTTTTCAAGAGTTTCAAGTCTCTTATTGTTTACTTCATCAAGTTTTTCAAACGCACCAGCGCGCTCTTCCGCTTGTTTGATTATTTCTTCAAGTCCAGTTACGGTTGTTGTCCAGCCTGAAGAAAGTGCCTTCTTTTGGTCTTCCGTAAGCTTCAGGCCCATATTTTCGAGCTCGGGGATTACGTTGGCCCCAAGGTACTTCTCTCTCTTGCGCTTTGCATATCCTGGTGTGAGAACGCCAAAGTCACCGCTGTCGGTCCCTACATTTACGGATAGTCCTTCTCTCGCGATTCGAGCGGCCTCACGCATCTTGTTGGCCATCTGTTGTCCAGCGCCTTGGAATGCACCACGACGACCACTTGTGGATATTCCCGCCTCGATGTCAGCATTGTTCTTCGCAAACACGTCATAGCGATTCGTCAGGATTCCTTGGAACATTGTCGTGAATGCTCCGTCGATTGCCTTACGCGCTTCCGACGCCTGCTTCTTGGCCTTATTGATGTGGCCTTTGATTCCGCCGAATATTCCGCCAATTACTCCGCCAACGAGGGCCCCATACGGGCCGCCAACCATAAAACCAAGCGACGCTCCACCACCAGCTCCGGCAAGCATTCCTGAGCCAGCACCTTGAGCGTTTAGCGCGCCACCAAGTCCGCCGATGGCAAGACCGGCCATTGGGTTAAATGAGCCGACCATTCCGCCAAGAGCCAATGCCCCACGCATTTCCTCTGGGGCCACCTGACTGAGGGCGGACATTCCAAGACCAACACCCATTTTCCCGGCCAGGCTCCCCTGGAAGCCTCTAATGCCGAGTCTTTCATTCCCCATTATCGCTGCGCCAATCCGCGACTCAGAGCGGGCATAGCGCATGTAATTCCTCATGTTGCGAATGCCAGCAAACCTTCCTGTCACGTTTCCTGGCACAAGCCCAGTCATTCCCTCCATCGGTGTCCCAGCCCTGCCCATGGCTGGCGACATCATCCCCATGCCGGGGATGACTCTTCTTACGCCAAATGGCCCCCTGAGTGGCGATGGGGGGCCATGCATCGGTCCCATTCCGCCAGCCGGTGCACCCATGACTGCGCCGGATGCAAGCGATGCTGAGCTGGCAAGGCCATTTAGCGCAACCGCTGCCGAACTTGCCGCAGCTGTCATTGGAGCAAGTGGCATCCCGCCGCCAGTTGAAAGGAATCCACCCTTGGTTCCCGCCATTTGTCTTCCCACCACGAAAAGACCCATGAGAGCTGCAAGTGAGCCCATTTGGCCCCCTCCGCCACCAAGCCCACCAAACATTTGTCCGAGCATTCTTACGGCAGATGTGAGTCCAGAAAGAAGGTCATTGATTATCGGGAGGATGTCGAAGATTGCATCTTTGATTTTCTGCGAAAGGACAGACACCTCTTCGATAAGTGTTTTTATTCTCTCACCGAACTCAATAACTGTATCTCTATTGGCGAGCAGGTTGTCTCTGAAATTGTTTAAGTTGTCCGCACCGCCCTGTATGAGTGCTCCAAAAATTGGCTTAAAAGCTTCTTCGATTACTCGTGCGCCATCAATCATCGGGCGCATTTTCTCCGTGATTATCTTGAAGCCTCTTACGGTCCTATCCCACCAGTCTCCAATCTTGGAGAAGTAGCCGTCTGTTCTTGGAAGCCAGTCACGAATGAGCTTGACGAAAAAGTTGCTTGTTTTTTCGACGACGCCGACAAGGCCGTCGAGCATTTTCCCAGTGCCGAATGTCTGTAGCGATGCCGCTGTTCGCTTAAGGTCTTTGTTTATTATTTCGTAAATTCTCTGGAATGCCTCTTTTACAGGGTTAAGAAATTGCTGACCGAAGTCGGCGAACTGACCACGAAGAAGATTAAAGAATGTTTTTGCCTGACCTATGAGCGTTTGGTTAACAGCATCAAACTGGCCGGCAACACCACCAATCTTTGCTAGTTCTCCAGAAAGAATTAATTGCTTCAACTGCTCCTTAGTCTTGACGTTTGCCTTTTTTAGGGCTTCTTCCATTTCGGGGCCAAGCGCCTTGGCCGCAGTCACTACGTCCCCGAGTCCCTTCTTTTGATTAAATAGTGCGGCAACAACCTCACCAGCTTTTTCTGCTGCCGCAGCAGGGTCTTGACCTGCTGAGCCGAAGTCCATCAGGTTCTTTATGAATTTACTGCTCGCGTTCAACTGCTGAACATTCATTGTCTTCGACATTGTCGCAAATGCTTTGTTGAGGTTCTCAACCCCCAATCCGGCGAGCGATGAATCCATTTGAAGCGCACGCATTGCAGCGCGAATCTGATTTATTCCGCCACCGAGCTCCCCTGCGCCTTTGCCGCGGTATGCAAACATGGCAGCCTGCTGTTCTCGTATGGCGGCTGCAGCAGTACCGATTGCCACGGCAGCTGCAGCAGCACCTCCCGCAAGGGTCTGCATGGCTCCGGAATAGATTTTTGCTAATCCTTTTCCGATAATAAACAGACCGTGTACGGCAAGCATTGATGCGCCAAGAAGGCCCATTTCTATGGTCACGGCCTTGAGTGAGAACTTAACGAACCCAGAAAGGGTCTTGCCCAATAGCTGAACAGACCGGTCCATCATGTCGAAGTGCTTGACCCATCTGCTTCTCATGCGTCCGGCTGCAGAATTTGCCTGGGAGCCAAGCCTGTTTAGCGCTGCGCCGCTCGAAAGGCGGCTCTCCATTTTCTCAAGAGCCTTGAGCTGGGCAATGACCTTAGTCAGCTCTTTAGTTTTGGCGTCAACCTTAATTACTATGTTGACTTTTTCGTCAGCCATAACCTTTACGTCTCCGATGATTGTTAATCAGCGTGAGTGTAAAAGCTGCCGAGCTATGAAGCCTGCGGCTACTGAGTCTTCGACTTTTGCTCTTGCTCTTCGCGGTCGTTAGCTATAACTTTAGCACAAGCCAGCCTTATCAGCCAGTCAGTGTCGTCTGACGCCAATATCTTTATTGGGTCAGTGCCAAACAATTCCCCAAGTCTTGCAGCCGAAATAACTGAGGAGTCCTCAACTAGTTCGTCGAAGACTCCTTCGTAGGGTCCACCGCGTTGACCGTATCCGAGTATCCAGCAGCATCAAGGATTGCGAGAGCAGCAGACTCAATGTGTGGGTCTACACCGAAGAATGCTCGAATTGTGTCAGGAATCGGCCGAGTTGTCTCGGTCATGTCCTGAATCATTTGCGAGCCGAATGTTAGCTCATTACCGTTTTCGTCGTAAACCTCTTCCTTATCGAAGCAAATTCCGACTGTGGTGTGGCCAATTACCATGGTTGCAAACTTGGTTGCATCCAGGCCATTCCTCGAATCCTCGCCAGCCTGCTTGCGCCATGAGCGCATTTGGCTCTGCGTGATGTTTGGGCTTACCTTGATGCTTACGCCAGGTCGCTCCGGAACGTCAATGAATACGGTCGGTCTTTCAACCTTCTTCTTCACTGCATTGCGCAACTTGTCGAGAGCTGTCTCTTCGACTGGTGCCTGGACTGCCTTGGTCTGCTTGCCCTTGGGCGCAGCAGAATCTTCTGTTGAATAAAGTGCGTTATCGCTCATGCGTGAGAAACTAGCACACCGCCGTGGGGCAGTGGGGAACTAGTTAATCAGTCGTCGCCGGCGAGGCTCTGAATCGAGAAGGTCAGAGCGAACGTCGATGGGGCGCCCGATGACGAGTCGCCCTCTGGCTCGGTGAGGCCAACCAAAAGGGCCTTCGGGTAGACACGGTCATTCGACGGGTCACGGAGGTCGCAATTGTAAATGGATACCGTGATGTCGTAGTAGGCCTGGCCGACGTACTTGCGGAGCTTGGTGAGCTTGGCGCGGAGGCCACTGTCGAGCTCGCTGTACTCGGCATTGTCGTCAAAGTGGGCGGTCAGTGTGATGTCGCCGATTTCTGCTGGTGCGCAGAGAACGGTTGGACGGCGCTGACCACCTTCGTAGAGCTTCTCCACCGATGCGGTGATTTCACCGCCCGACACCTGGGCGAAGCGGAAGTTAGTCCACTTCGGCAGGTTGGGGAAGATTTGTGACGCGTTCGTGGGCTCCGAGCTTGGTGCAACCGTTGCCAGAACTTGTCTCTGAGCTACTTTGGCCATTTGCTATTCCTCCGATTAGACGACTGATGCCGTGAGATTGGACTTAACGATGTCAACCTCGATTTTGTCACCGACGCTGCTGACGCGAACGCCGACTCTTGCCTTAACTGTGCCGTCAGCAAGCTGCGACACTGGGTTGAGGGAAGAATCGCACTTGACCGTGAAGCCGCCGTCGATTTGGCGACCATTCGCGTCGAACGCTGCATACAGCGCTCCGGCATCGCGGAGTGGAGCAAGAATTGCCACCAGGCGAGCCTGAATTGCGCTGAAGATAGTGTTTCGACCGTCAATCGTGCTGAAGACGAGGTCTTCAAGCGAACGGTATGCGTCGGAGACGATTCCGTTGATTGTGTCTTGCTGGGTGATGAATCTGAAGTTGTCGGTGTCTGAAGAGAGTGACCGAGCACCATAAATTCGCACCGTGTTCTGAATGATTCTGATTGCATTTACGCCAGCCTCATCGAGGGTGTCTCCGAGTGTGCGGTCAATGTCAGAAACAACACCGGAGACGAATCTTGCAACTGTCAAAAGACCCGCTGCAGGAACGTGTGCTCCGGTCTGATTGTGTGCGAGGGCACGCTTTGCGGCAACGTAGCCAACCGGTGGTATCTCGCGGCTTACGCCAGCCACCGTTGTCGGCACCTCAACCCATGGGTAATAGAGGGCTGCGTGCTCTGCGTTGTCTTCGGCTGCAACTTCGCCAGCCTTCTCAATGATTTCTGCAGAAGTGGCATCTGAATCACCGTGGAGAAGAGCAACTCTGTTGTATGAGTTTGCATGCTCAACCAGTCCAGTGGAAACAGTTGCTGCTGATGACTCTGGGCAAGCAACCGCACCTGAGCCAAGCGCATCATTGAACAGGGAGAGACCAGTTACGAAATCTGCATCTGTCACCGATGTTCTGTCGTCGTCTCCTGCCGAGAACGGAGTCTGAGCAAGCACTGCCGGTATGGTTGTCGCAGTCGCAGATGGAAGCGCAACAACATAACGTGAAGCAATGGCGCTGAGATTGATTCGTCCAGCAGCCTGCGCCACCGATGAAACAGTGCCAGTCGTGTAGACAAGTGAATCCTGGAAGTACAGGTTCACCTTGAAAGTCGATGCAGATGGATGAGTGACTGCAACGTCGACATCGGAGCTCCACGCGCCGGCGCCATTTGCAACCAGGTCGAGAACGACTTCCTCGTCGTCATCTTCAAGCGCAATCCCACCTATCGTGGCGCTTGCGCCTACGACTCTACCGACGTAGCAGCGTGTGCCGCCCTCTTCGAAGAATGTCTCAACAGTCGGGTGCAGATACGAGTACGACTGATAGCCGCCGTAAATGCTTTCGAACTCGGCAAGGCTCTCAATGAGCGATGCAGTTGTTGATGGGCCGCGCTCGGCAAGACCGACAACAAACAGCTGCGATGACTCGCGAACAGTAGCTGATGATGGGCCGGTTCTAACCGCTGTTGATATGACTACACCGGGCATAAGACCTTCCTGTTTTCTTGTCCGAGGGTTTCAATCCCGTCTGCCGAGTTCAATTGTACAGATACATCACGGGTATTCGATGCAACTGCTAAAAAGATTGAATGTAAATAGTTAATTTCAAAAGTCACAGAGAAATCATTCGCTGAATTCTGGCATTTCTTCTTCTGGGCCGACATTCAAAACTCTCAAATCAATCTCACCAACCGTTCCCAGGTCGAGTCTCGTAACAACCTCGTCTATCTCGAGGTTGTACGAAACATACGCTCCAGCAAGAAATCTGTCACCCTTGAGAAGGGTCAAGTCGGAGAACTCCTCCCGCATTGTCCCTTCATCAATCATGACCTTAAATGAGTCCCTTTCGTCTATGGCCTTTAGGCACGGGTAATCAAGCAGGGCCGAGCGGAGAACTGTGGTCAGTCTGTCCCTCATGAGGGTGCATTCCTCGGCGTGCTCGGTCCTGACCCAGGCATATGTGCGCATTGAATACTGGACCCGATATAGGGGGTCTGCTCCGTCGTACCCAATCCTGCTCATAGAATTAGTAGAAATAGCGACAGTTATTATTGTCGGCCAATGGTCTAGTGCTACCGGTTCATACGACAGGTATTTGAGTGGGTCAGGGAGCGTTATGTCATCAACGTTCCACCCGTTCCTATATCTAATTAGGCGTATTGGCATATCTTGCTGAAGATACGAGGTCACATAGTTCTTGGCAAAGTGTGGGCCGTGCATCAAGCTCATGAGAGGATGGCGCTCCCGTCGACAACGTACTTGGCTATTTTCTCGCCAAGGTCACTGGCGAAGCCGCGAGGTTCAAAAACTATTTTTCGTTTTGGCATTTTGGACGTTCCGTATTGATGGAACTTGGCATACTCGACGGTTGTTCCGAACTGAGCACTCGTTTTCGTTATCACATTTATCGCAGAATCATTTAGTTCGGATATACTCCTGAATAGTCTTCCAGTTCTTACCATCATAGGTGCTCCGGGGAAACGGGCAGCCTTCCATGATGCGTAACTTGGACTTAGTGGGTCCCACCCACCAGCAAGAAGTCCGCTGGCCGCAATATTCGCCGCATAACTCTTCTCGAGTTCTCGCTTGGCCCATCTGAAAACTGGTCTTAGGTCGTGCGCCTGCTCACGCATATCTTCCATGCGCTCGATTGTCTCGTCGGCATCAACTTTTAAGTCGATTGCGATATAGGCACTACCACGCCGTGCCATTATGCAACCCGAACGCGTCTATATTTTCTCACAGAAGAAAGTTCAGTGTCCAGAAATCCAGTCGCGACTGGAGCAACGCCCCTCGGGTTGAGGTCCTTTACGCCGACGACGTCATCATGCATGTTTTGCATTTCTCTGGTCGCTGCTCTAAGTATGAGCAACTTGAAGAATGGAATTGATTCACCGTCTAGCCCTGCTGTATAGGTTACGGTTATGAGGTCGTTCGCATAACCAAAAAAATAGTCAAGGCCCCATGGCTTCTTGACGTAGTCGACTTCATTCACGAGAGTTCTTACATTCCCATGTATCGGCTTAACTGTGACCTGCGATATTTCGACTATCGGAGTATTTTTTAGGTAAATCGACTCTGGGGGCATAGCAAACTGTGTCGTGTTGACGCGACTGCCCGTATAGAAAGAATCATCATATGGTTGGTCGTTGGTGAGGAATGACGACATTGGCACTCCGGTGTTGCCGGAATCAAGGCTTATTTCCTCCACAAACTCCGTGGGCTCAACCGGCCTCCTAAGGTAAGCCTCGAGTTCCCCCTGTAGGCCAGCTAAAACCAACTCAGCAGCATCCTGTTGACGCAAAGAGAGCGAGATGTCCATGTATGTGACTAGGTCGGAAACGCTTACAAGCATCTATTGCTTCTCCTGTGGGCTACAAATCCAGAAGCAATTGTAGCAGTTCTTTAAAATTTATTTTTATTGTTAACTAGTTCAGTTAACGGGCGGCACGCTTTCTAGGTGCCTGACGCTTTCTGGGCGCCGCCTTCTTTGCTGCCGCGCGCTTCTGTCTGCGCTTCTTGTTGGCGCGCTTTCTGGCTGCAGCCCGCTTCTTCTTGGCTGCCTCGGTATTTCTTTTCGCCTCGCGCTTTCTGGCTTCTGCCAGCTTGACAATTCGACTACCAGTATTCCCCCTGATTTCCTCAAGCTTCACACCAGAAGCCTCACGTCTGCGCTTGTCAAGGGCCCTATAGTTGGGGATTGCTGGTCTGGCTCTTTCGGTTACGCCAGCAATGGTTCTACTACGACCACTTGGGTCGTAACCCATCCTTCGTCGCGAGTACTTTGAGTACTCATTGAGAATCTTCTCGTTCCCGAAACCGGCTTTGACGGCGCGGAGATATCTTTTGAGTTCTGCCTGTCGCCTCTGACTGAGCTTTCCCTTGGAGCGCCGCTCTTTCCTCAGCGAGCCAATGGCGCGACGAAGCATGTCTGCATCGTCGGTAATGTCAAGACCGTAGCGAACACCCGGCATTTCGAACCTCTCACAACTAGTCGATGTTGCAATTGTACCATCGACAGCTTGTTGATTTTAGCGGTCAGGATTTGGCGGGGACTCAATTAGTGGTTCATCGTCGAATGCGCCCGGTGGGGCCTCCACCGGAACCCACGCTCGAGAGTAGGTGTGTTCGTGTATTTTGCGAACTTTTATTATCGAGCCATCAAGCATTAGGGCCAATTCGTCAGGCTTCATGCATAGGATTCGTTCAAAATCTTCCCGCGCATATTTCTTTGACTGCTTCATTTTCCTTATAGATGTTGACATCTTTTTGGCAACGACCGAACCTCTCCCCCTATTCAGGCGGAGATGCATCATCATCGCCTCAAGAAGGTCTACGTCATGGAATACGACAGGAATTTTGTTTCCGACTTTCTTCTTTATCGCAGAAACATTCTTTGCCAAAAGGACTCGCTCGCTTCCGTCTATTACCTCTTTTGTCGATTCGCGCACATGAATTGGCTGGATAAACCCCAATTCAGAAAGAGAGCCAGACAGAACTAGGAGGTCTGGCCTGAGTATGTGTGTTGTCTTCCATTCTGGGACAATCAGCTCGTCAATGTCAATGTGTTCAATTTTCATATGTCTCCACGTTTGCCTGCTCTTGTTCTATAACCCGAACCGCATGGGCCTTTGTTTTCGGCCCAACCGGAGTTGGCGAGTTGACGTCAATGTCATTAAGCAAGAGGTTTCTTATCAACCACGAGACCGGATAACCGAGTGGGTCTTGGTTGTGTTTTGTTCTGAAGCGCGAAACAAACGCTCTCGCATCTCTCTGTCTTTTATCCCCAATTAGGTAATCGTCTATAAACAAACTTGCACCGTCAAATCCGTATGCAGAGTATTTCCCTATTAGCTTCTCTACGTCAAAATCCGGCCACCATCGTCTCTGTCCGTCTATGTACGGAAAACACTCAAACAGCCTGTCGTAGAATTCTGGTTCGGTTGCTATTACGTCGCCGATTCTTCTAATCGCAATACTGTGCAGGGGTATCCCCACTCGGGTATTACTTCCGGTCATTGCTGCCATGTCGTAGTAGTCGCAGAATGTCGCCCCATGTTCTTCGACTATGAACTTGAATACGTCGTTCGTGTTCCAGTCGTAAATAACTTTGGCAAACTTCAATGGAATTGTTCTTTTTAGTTTGTATGGGGTGACTATGTAGTTCTCGTGTAGTTTTTGCACGATTGAGCGGTAGCGAATCATCGACTCGCTAGCCCTAACGCCGGTAAGGAAAGCTACGTTCCCGCGTTTACCCTGCATCGTGTAGTAGTCGGTTGGCTCCGGCAGCGAACGAGAATGGTCAAGCCCGAAATGGTATGCACTAATAGCCCACGGCGGCATGTCTCTTACTAGACGACCCTCTTGCCTTCGTCTCTCGCTCCAGAGCAGTGTTGTCTCTCTTCGTCCGAGCACCCAAACCTCAGCCGGGTATGGAAGGCAGTACCACTCCATATCCACCCAATCAAAGTTTCTTACCTGCTCTACGTACTCAACAACCGAGGGGCTGACCATCTCCTCATCTCGGAATATCACTTTCACTGGCCCGAGCCCTCGCTCCTCGTGGACCTCCTTGGCTAGGTAGAGAATTGCCGTGCTGTCCTTGCCACCAGAGAACTGAACACACACGGTGTCGAAGGTGTCGTAGACGTGTCGTATCCGCTGCCGAGCAGCATCGACACACGACATGTCAAGGAAAAGGCGTTGTCGGGTCATTCGCTCTCTATGAATTCAGAAGCAAAGTTGGAAAGCTTTTCACCGTTCGTGGTTCCAGAAATTGATTCATTCGCACGAAGCCATCTCATAAAGTCATACCAAGTCGACTGTTGGTCTGGATTATCAAAAACAATCGTGTACTGAACAACGGCCTGCGGTGCGGAGCCATGGGGTATTACGGTTGCACCCCTTGTGGCCAGGTCAGTCTGATTTGTTTCCGACTTTTTCGCAGCTACCTCGCGAGCCAATCTCATCTGGGCCTCAACATCTTGGGCGCGTTCTGCGGTTGATACAAATGGATTGTTGACAGGCTCACTTATTGATGGTGTTACGTATTCTCCTGTCGACTGAAGTTCACTTCCGGATTCAACTATTGCTTCTTGCTCATACGCTGCAAGCTCGAATTCATCCCATTCGAGTTGTTCTAAAAGCTCTGGATAAACGTCGCTGATTTCAGTAATCAGTCCGGCGAGCATGTCCGGCTCGGTGTAGCCAAGCTCCATTGTTCTATTGTCAGCAAGGGCGAAAGCGATTGCCCGCTTGTCATCGGCATCAAGGTACACAACGGCTATTTTGTCCCAACCTAGCTCCATGGCCGCCTGAAGCTGATGGTTACCCGCTATCACGGTGGATGTTCCGTCGTCGTTTTTCTTTGCGACAATTGGTTTCACTTGGCCGAATTCTTCGTACGACGCCATTATCGCGTCGATGTTTCCAACTCTCGGATTCCTGTCGAGCAATTCCAATTCGTCGACATTAACGGCCATTGACTGCAGGGATGGATGTATTTTATTGCTCATTGTTATTGCACCTGTGTTCTGACGTTTGCATTAAGTGTTCGAATTGCATCCATTGATGACCTTATCGAAAGCAATGATTCTCTTTTCGCCTTAACCAGACCTTCGGCTATCTTGAAGTCATAGTTTTGCTGGTCCATTTTGTAATCGGCCCAAGCTTCTCGCTCCTTGATTGAGCCCTTGGCGGAAAGATATTCTTTCGCCCAGTTGCTCTTATAAAGCGCTTCCTTCTTTGCGCACTCAATGGCGGCGGCTTCAAATTCTTCGGTTTGCTTTTCAAGTAAATCCATCAAGCGCAAAAGTTCCTGTTCAATTTCTACTTGACTGATTGGGGTATTTCTCATTGTTCGCCCGAACCTCTCTCTTCTATTGCCACCCAATCTACTTTGTCCAGTGCTGAAAGATTGATTTGGGGCCAGTCAAAACGCTGCCTGCCCAATTTGGCGAAAACCATTTCTTCCAATATCCACGCATCGCATTTATCGTCTGCACCGGGGTTGTTCCATACAATTCCGGTCTTGGCGGAAACAGCGGATATAACCTCATTTTTTGAGGCGTTCCCCTTGCCTGTAGCGAATTTCGCCCTGCATGTTGGGGGTATGACGATATAGGGTATCCCCCGTTCCCAGAGCAACAGCCTGATTACGCCACCGAGCTCCCCTATGGAGTGGGCTTGCGAGTTCCGAGACGCAAAAGAGTAGCCCTCCATGACGACTACATCTATTTTGAACTTGAGTGCAAGTGACTCAACTTCCTGTCTAACCAGACGAAGTCGCTCTGGCCCCTTTTCGTCAAAGCCAATTATCCCAGATTCGCCATTGTGGCAATAACCGGTTGAGGTGAGGGAAAGGTCGAGAGCAAGTACATTCACGACTCGCAAGCATAGTCCGGGGGACGCAAGAACCGGGCGCTGCACGGTTGCCCCTTGCGCCCGGCCCTTACGCCTATAACGGTCCTAAGGATTATTAGTGTACACAACTTTTAATCTGTCAACCACTAATAATTGAACAATTTAAGAAAATGTAATTTCAATTTCTTTATTTAATTATTTTTCCCATCCGTGTTTCGCGAGGCCGAGGTCGAAAGCCAATTGCGGGTACGCATTAATTCTTGTGTGGCATGGCCTGCAAACTGCAAGAACATTTTCTTCTTCGATGATTGAGCCACCCTGTGAACGCCTAACCAGCTCGTGAACATCTCTGCTCATGTGTTGGAGGTATGTGCTTTTTTCATCGTGCGACGCGAAAACTTTACACGCTTCGCATAGTGGTCTCTCTTTAAGAATGCGAGCAACAAACTCCCTACGGACGACATAAAGGTCTTCCATTTTTTTGCTGCGTTTGCGAATCGGTTTCCGCTGCTTCTTTTTGATTGCAGAACGCTTTAGAGGTGCTCCTCGTTTTAGCGGTTTCTTTCTTTTCAGCATGGCCCGTCCTCCATGCCGAGAGTGGGTGATGGTTATCTACAGGGAGTCAATGTCAATTGAATCAAACGTCCACTTGCTGTCCAGTGTAGCCCACAAGGCCTTATCGATGGCCGTAGCTTCCAAATCAAATTCCCTCATTAGGGACCTATGTGTTGCTATTGCCTTCTTGTAGAACTCGACCTGCTGCCACCCGTCCGAGGAAAGGGCCTGACCTGTTTCAATCATTGCGCAAACGTCGTCAAGCCTTCTATCGACGTGAAACAAAAACCGTTCGACCTTTGAGCGCCTCGACGCGTATGCGCTTGCAGCCTCAAGTGCCAAGCGTCTTCCGGGACGCCCCATCCCCTCGTATCTAATTCTGTCCGACTCCGCATCGATGTCGATGGAATCAAGCTGGTCTTGAAGATTGTCCACCAATGCGACTAGCGCATCCTTCCAGCGCCCCCAGTTCTCTGGCTCCATTAGGAACTTCTTGTGAAGTGGGGACAGCTTGTTCTTAACTTCCTCTGCGACCATGCGCGCAAATGAATCGTCTGAGTGTATTTCTGTTGTCATTTATTTGCTCCACGCAGGGCAGATTGTTTTGTAGGAACACCAGTTGCAAAGAATCGAAGTGTTTGGCTCAAAAACGCCCTCCCCACATCGAAAATCTATCTCTTCTTTTGTTTCAACGACTATTTCCAATGTCTCTTGGAGGCTTGATTTAGTTACTGGTTTCGTAAACCGGACACCGTCTTTTAGGTAGAGCAACTCAACAGTGGCCACATCTCCGATTCCCGTTGACTGAGCGAGATGGGAGTAAACAAGAAGCTGGAAAAACTTGTCATCTACGTAGTTGGGTTTTGGTGTTTTCCCGGTCTTATAGTCGGAAATTTTGATGAATGTTGTTCCGTCATCAAACGAAAACCTATCTATAAATCCCTTTATGGTTACTCCACCAATTTGCCCATAGAGTTCGTGTTCTAGTCCCTGTGGGTGCACTTCTTGTGGGTTTTCTAGTTTCCACAGGTTTTCAACACACCACCACGCAGCCCATCTGAATTTCCTAATCGCCTCATTGCCGTGGACTGTCTCGGCGGACTTTTCCCCCCACTTATCACCCCATAGGTTTTTGGCGATGATTCGCGCATTTTCTATGGTTCGATACTCGGGCTCAAGCTTATACATCTCCTCCAACACGTCATGGACGAAGTTCCCCATGACCGCAGCCTCTTGCGGCTTTTCTGGTATTAAGTCAATTTTGCTGAACTTAAATTTGAGTGGGCACTGACGGAACGTCGATATTGACGACGGCGAAAGGTGCGGTGGAGGCGTTAAATCATTCCGGGGTGACAATGTGTGTACCGTTGAACTTAATACGAACTATTTCAGCAACAAGTGATTCAAGCATCTTCATGTCTGCTGTGGCCTTCGTCGGCTTGGGCTTTCCGCCACTGTACGACTCCCAGTATGAGTTGAGTTGAGACTTCTCGTCTGCGGAAAGAGACTTGCTGAGACCAACAAATTCTTCCCACTTCTGAGATAGCTCGTCATTTTGTGCTGGCACCTGCTGCACGGTTCCTCCATTTTCTGCATCAATTACTTGTTCAATTTCGATTGCGTCTTCGCTTCGTGCGAGATACAAGCCAACGCCAAGCGTCTGGGCAGCCTTTTTGAGAGCGTCAGAGATTGCGCCTTTGAACTCGTCTCCAAGGTCGACGATTCCGCCTTGCTTGTTACGCTTAATTTTCTGACCACCAAATCCATCGCGGGTGACGATGTTGAAATCTTCCCCAACTGCCGTAGTCCACTCAAGGCGCACGTGGGCGACAACAAAATCCGGGTCCGATGCATCACGCTCGCAGCGAACAATCTTGAATGACCACTTGTCCACACCGAGCACCTTGTTGAGTCGGTTGATTACTTCGCTGACGGGAATGTAGATGAGGTTTACGCCACTCTTCGTGAGAGTTCGCTCCATCTCTACGGGGAACGCCTCCGAAAGTGCCTGATAAGTGTTACCGCTCATTATTGATTGTCTCCTTTTCTTACGATGATGCTCGTTTTGAGTTCGCCCGACTCGCAGTAGTTGTCCGCATTGATGCCAATGCTGTTGAGTTCTTTGACACGCCAGTACGACGGTGCGCAGTATGTGAGCATTGACTGAGCGATTTGCTCTGGCGTCATCAATACTTCACCAGTATCCATGTCGACTGACATCTTGACCAGCTTGTCGGCCACAGCGTTTGCGAGCTCTTTGTGCTGCCATGTCTTTCTGTCGTATGCAGATTTCTTTTCGATTTGAGCACCATTTGGCAAAGAGATATTTTGCGAGTTGCCCATGATTTCGGAAATCAACATGGCAAAAACATCGTATGTGCTGCTGAAATCCCTTTTGGCAAGATTCAACTGAAGAAGAACCTCGCAGGCCTTCTCCACCTCGGGTGTTTGAGTCGCGTAGTTGCGGAGCTCTTCTTCGAGGCGCATAAACTCGTCACGAAGGGCAACAATTCTTTCAAGCATGTCAGCATTTCCTTTTTGAGTTGGTTAGTACTCAAATGACTATAGCGACACGCTTCCTCTGTGGCAACCCCAGACCCGTAAGATATGTAAATGCGCCAACCGCCGAGTCAACCTGGTCGTCGTGGTCGCAAGCCTCTGGGAAAGAAGAAAACTCGTCCAGCCAGTCAGTGAGCCAAGGCCCCCGAACCACTCTGACGTTGCCATTGGCCATGGCGGCCGCAAAAGGGCGAGCCCTTGTGACCTTATCCCCGGTCGACCTGTAGGCCTCAAAATCGTACCCAGGAAGCACGTACCTTGCGTACTGGTCCATGAGGGCCTTGCCCGACGAGCCCGGTTCCTGCTCCATCCTTATCGGGACGGTCACCCCGTCCTCATAGGCTGTTTGGGCTATTTTCTGCTCTACTTTTTCGCCTTTTAGCCTAAATCTCTTGACATCCAGGACGTAGGCAATCCCCTGGTCAAACAGCATTAGGGTCCCCACCGTGTAGTCAGGGTCGGGGTAGGAATTGGTCGGCTCGGTGGCCGCAAGGTCCCAATACCTGACCACTCTGGCACTGCTTGTAAGTGGAGGGACTTCATTGTTGTCAAGTATTATGACAGATTCACGTTCGAACAAGGTACCCAGGGTCGTACTCCACCAGTCGCCCATCTCCAGGCGCCTTCTTTCAACAGGGTCCAGCGCCTGAAGGGCCTGGCGGTATGAATCTGCGTCGATTCCGGGGTTATCGGTCAGCTTGGATGGCACAAATATGCGGTTTTCCTGCTTCCCCTCGACTATGAACCGCTGCCTAACCCAGTTCGGGGCGGGGTTTGACGCAGCCCTCATTCTCAATGGGACCTCGGATAGGGGGCCGCCAGCCGGGCGGCGTAGTCGCGAGAAGAGGTATCTGTAGTCAGATTCCCGAATCTCGGTCACCTCGTCCATGCCTATGAACTGAAATTCTGAACCCTTGTATCTCAGGTAGTCGCCAGAATTGTTCAGGTATCCGAATGAAATTCTTGCCCCTGAGGGGAACGTGGCTATGAAGCTGTTGTTATTCCAGTGAACATCGTCGTAGTTGGCAATCCAGGATTTGAAGCGGTCCATGAGGGCTCCGGGGAGCGACAGGTCGGCGAACGTTCTTCTGAACAGAATTGCGGAATACCCAGGAATATCAACGTATTGAAGGGCGGACATCAGCAACGCAGAAGATTTCCCCCCACCGGCAGCTCCACCAAAAAGCGCCTCGATTGAGTTTGTCCTAAGAAAAACTCTCTGGGTAATGGATGGTTCCTCCGGGCAAAATAGAGGAGTCTTGGGTTTTAAAAATTCCAGTACTTCATTCCAATTGGTCGTCACACTTGTCTCTGTTCTGTTGTGTCTGCTGTTAAGTCTCTATATGCGCTACTGTTAAAGTCATGCCCGCGAAGCGAACAGACAAGATGTTGAAGTTGAAAGCAAGGGTTAGGAGCGTAAAGAACTTTATTAAATCATCTCTAAATAGAGGTAGCTTTGCAAACTTCTTCATGTTGTCATTTATACTATTTACCGGCATTGGTGCGGCACTAATCTCTGTACCAATAGGTCTGATAGTGGCTGGAGTCGCATGCGGTATTTTCGGATTTCTACTGGGTCTTGAGTAGTAAGTAAAACATGGCCTGGAACTCGTCTAAAAACAAATCCATATCCAACGGCTCCGCCAAGGCGATTGGGCCTGGGTCTCCCATTGCCCAAAACCCGAACTATGCGGGGAAACCGTATAGAGACTCGTGGGACATAGAGCGCGCATACCGCGAAGGCATGCAGAAAATCACCTGGGTGAACAGGTGTGTTGACGCAATCGCGGGAAACCAAGCCCGACTTCCAATCATGCTTCGCAGAGACAATTCACCAGACGGAGAGGTTGTCACCGGAAGGGAAGCGGCAAGAGCAGAAATACTCGAGGTGCTCAACACCAAGGCGAATGTTGGCGAGAACGCTTTCATTTTCAGATACAGACTTTCCGCGCAACTCCTTCTCGGCACTCGCGGTGTATTCATAGAAAAAATACGAGGTCGTGACGGCGGAATAGTTGGCCTCAATCTTTTGCCACCCCAGTCGACGGCGCCTATTCCAGACCCGAAACATTTTGTCGCCGGCTACGAAGTGCAAATGCCATTCGGACACAAGACAGTGCTTCGCAGGGAGGATGTTGTCTGGATTCGTAGACCACACCCGCTTGACCCGTACCTATCGCTAACCCCACTCGAATCTTGCGGCGTAGCTCTTGAAATTGAAAACTTGGCAAAGTTGTACAACAGAAACTATCTGTTAAACGATGGAAGGCCGGGAGGGTTGCTTGTTCTCCGAGGCGAGATTGACGATGACGACAAAGAAGAGTTGCGCAATAGGTTCAGGGGCAATCTTGCCAAAACCGGGTATACATCTGTAATCGCTGCCGATGACGGAGTTGACTATGTGGACACGTCTGCTTCACCGAGAGATGCTGCATACGTACAGATGCGTCAGCTCACAAAAGAAGAAATTCTTGCAGCATTCGGCGTTCCGGAATCCGTAATCGGAAATGCTTCCGGCAGGACATTCACAAATGCAGCAGAAGAAATCCGAGTGTTCTGGATGGAGACAATGCTTCCCCATCTCGAACCTTTGGCGAGAGCGCTGGATGAGCTGGATGATAAGTACTACATCGATTTTGATTTGACAGAAGTTCCGATTCTTCAGCTTTACAAGCAAGAGCGTGAAAGATATTTGCTCCAGGAGTTCCAGACTGGGCTGATTAGCAATAACGAGTACAGACTTGGCTCGGGAAGAAAAGAAGTTGAATCTGACCTTGCCGATTCACTGTTGATGAACCCGAACCTGATTCCGATTGCTAACACAAAGAAGAAAATGGAAGAGCAGTCGGCAGAAGTTCAGGGTCCGCAGGGAATGCCAGGAATGCCTGGCGGGCCAGGGGTTCCCGGAATGCCGCCAGTTGATGGTCAAATTCCTGGGGCGGAAGGCATGCCGCCAGCTGCCCCAACCACACCTGGTCCAGAGGTAATTGACCCGAACACAATGGCTGGGGCGCTTGCACAAACGACACTCCCGCCAGAAGCAGCAGCAGCAATGGCGGAGCCGCAGACACCAGCACCAATGCAGAACGCTGCCGTGCAGCCAGCGCAGCAGGCGTCTCTGTCAGAGCCGGAAATTGAAGAGAAGTCAGATGACATCGATGACGAGCGCCAAACAATAGCTAGATGGGAAGAAATCCTCAATAGAAGCATTGAGCGAGTAATCGAACGTCAGCAACGCGTTGTTCTGGAAAAGTCTGGCGGAGCGAAAGCGAAAAAGTCCCTCAACGCAGGAACTCTCGACATTGACGGGATAATTGTGCCGGAAGTGTGGGATAGGCAGATGGATGAAGATATACGGCCAGTGATATCGGCGATAATTCAGGATTCGTATGCCTCCTTCAACGAGCACTACGGCAAGAAGACTGGAATCAAGATTGGCAAGGGAATACCTCGGGCCGACATAGACGCCCAAATAGATTCGCAAATGAACAGAATCAAGCAAATCAACGCAGACAATCTTGCGGAACTCAAGCAGATGATGTTTGCATCCCTGTCAATAATTGGAGAAGAGCAAAGGGCTTCAGCTTTTAGGTCGGCGGTAGTTGGTCTGTACGCAAACCTGATGGCCAAAGACAGATTTGAGATGGCGGAAGACGAAACACGCCGAGCATGGCAATTTGGGCAAAGGGTCTAAAACAATTTAAAGAAAAGTTTCTTTAAACAAGCCCAATTAAAGCTAATACTTGCCATACATCCCATTTTTCTCGTTTATTATCGTTGTGGCGCAGAAAAGAAGACGGGATGACAAACGGTACTTTTTCAAATATTCAGTACAAGGCGACTGGCTCTAATCAGGCATCTGGTTCTGTAAACCTAGACGAAGCCCAGGGCATAGTTGAGTGTTTCGTTGCCGCGGTGGGCAACAAGGACTCCGTTGGGGACATAGTCGCTACCGGCGCCTTCAGCAAGAGTCTCCAGAGGCGAAAGCCAAGAGTCGTTTGGGGCCACAACTGGAATGACCCAATCGGCAAGGTTCTTGAGATTTACGAAGTACCACCAAATGACCCACGCCTTCCTGGGAAAATGAAGGCTGCCGGGGTGGGTGGACTTTATGCGCGCGTTCAATTCAATCTTCAATCCGAAAAGGGACGCGAAGCATTCTCGAATGTGGCCTTCTTTGGACACGAACAAGAGTGGTCAATTGGTTACAAGACACTTCGCTCACACTTTGACCCGAAAATGCAGGCAAACATTCTTCATGAAGTTGAGCTTTATGAGGTGAGCCCTGTTCTGCACGGAGCGAACCAGCTCACGGCAACAATCTCAGTAAAGAGCGACGAAGAAAAGATGCACATGGGTTCAGTCGCTGTGCGCGTTCCAGCTGCCGAGCCTCAAGATTACGACGCAGACGAAAATCTGTTTGCC